TTTTTTATGGAGATAGATGTGATGAAAGTCAGGCTCTTAAATTTCCTAGAACTAATTATCAGGTTGATGGAGTTGAGTTGGCTTGTTCTGCTATTCCTAATAATATTAAATATGCACAATTTGAACTTGCAAGAGCTTTAGCAAATGATACTGATGCGATTACTGGTACTACTGGTAAAGATGGTAACTTTAGTGAAGTTAAGTTAGGTGATATACAGGTTAAATATAATACTGATAGTCAGGGTACTGGTTCTGTTAATAATATTTTGGACGTTTATCCGTGGTTACAAAGTTATTTAGGAGCTTATTTGTTGGGTGGTGCTGGTAGTTTTCAGCTTAGAGTGGTAAGAGGATAATGGCAGGACAGTTAGACTCAGCATTTAAACAAATTGCAAAACAGGTTGTAGCGGATCTTGGTAGTTCTTTTGATTCGACTATTACATATACAAGAAAAGCATCTGGAAGTTATAACACAAGCACTGGAGCATATACTACAAGTGATACTACGTTTGCTGATATAAAAGTGCCAATAGAGTTTATTGTCTCTGAAGAAGATGATGCTAGAGAAATAAGAAGAGCAAAAATTTATATTACACCAGATTTAATTGGTGATAATCAACCTACTTTTGAAGATGAAATTACGTTGACTTATGCAGGATCTACAAGAGTTGCTCAGATCACTGATATAGATACAAAACAAGGTGGTCAAACATACTTGTTTACCTTGCAGGTTAGATTTTAATGGTTAGAAGAAGTGCTAAAAGAGGATTTGGACCGAGAGGTACATCTTTTACTGAAATAAAAGCAAAAGATTTTGCTGATATTATTAAACGTGATTTAGATGAAGAAATAGATGCAAGTTTAAATGGTTTTGTAAAAGCTGTTGTAAATGATTTAAGTAATGTAGGTACTAGAACAAAAGCTGGTGGAATTAGTCCTGTATTAACTGGTTTTTTTGCTTCAAGTTGGAAAGCAAGTAATACTTATGTTCCTATGCAAGATGATATTGTTAATTTTCCAAGATGGAATAAAATTCAAAAACAAACAAAGAAAGGTTCAAGAAATAAGTTAAAGCCAGGTTTTAGACCATTATTAAAACCTAGACATCCTGTGCCAACTAACTTCACAAGAAATAATCCTGTTTATATTGGTAATACAGTAAGATATGCTCCTGATGCTTTGTTATCACCTAAATCAAATATAAATGCGTATCTTCAAGGTGGAGCTACAAGTGGTTTTAGTAAAAATCTAAATCAAAAAATTAATAGATTTTTTACAGATAAACGTCCTGATATTAGAGTTGGTTCTGAATCTGTTTTAACTCAAGACAATGAAATAGGTGTACAGTACTTATCATTATGACTTTAGTAAACACAAGAGCAGCTTTTGAAAAGGCAGTAACAGATGCAGTTATAGCAGTAGATAATACTGTTCAAATGGTTTATGACAATATTGCCTTTACAACTCCTGGTAAAAGTAAAAAATATATTGTTATGTCAATAAATTTTGGTCAATCTACGATTCAAAATCAAGGTGTTGCTTCTAGTTATTATTCTGGTTTTGTTCAATGTAATATTTATGTGCCAAGAAATAAAGGAACATCTACTTTGTCCTCCATCGGAGAAGCTGTCATAGATGGCTTAATTTCTGTTAATGCTTCAAATTATACAGATACTTTTAATTGCACTCCTAGAGTAACTGATGTTATCGGACCTGGACCTATTATTTCTGACGAAGAGTCACATTTTTTAGGAGTTATATCTTGTCAATTCTCTGCTAATGCCTAGTATATAGTAATATAATATAATTTTGATATGACTAGAGCAGTTGATCTTCTCAAAAACAAGTTTGGAGTTTCACAACTTTACAAGCATGATGTAAAGAAAGATGATGAAATTATACTTACTATTTACTGGCATCCTTTAACTATTGCTGAAAGAGAATCAATATTAAAAAAATCAGGTAATGAAGATGCAAATGATTTTGCTTTAGCCCTAATGATTCAAAAGGCATTAGATAAAGATGGCAATAGACTTTTTCAAGATGGTGATAAGGCATCACTAAGAAGAGAAGTTGAAGCAAACATCTTGCAGGAGATACAATTAGCAATGATGGAAGCTGGTATAAATAAAGAGGGAGAACAGGCAGAAGCCGATTTAAAAAGCTGATAAATTAATGTTTTTTATGTTCTCTTTGGCTAAAGAGCTAAAGATGACTGTTAAAAGACTTGCAGATGAATTAACTATGGAGGAATTGTTAGGTTGGTCTGCTTATTTTTCTATTACAGAAAAAGAAAGAAAACAAGAACAAGAAAAAGCACAACATACTAATGCTTTAAGACGAAGAACAAGGTAAGATAGAAAGTAAATTAAGTCTTAGTAATTAAGTGGCTGCTGATTATACGAGAAATATAGTATTTAATGTCAATGATAAGGCGATAAAACGTGCAACTGATCGTATTACTCGTAGTTTAACTAATATAGAAAAGACATTACAGAGAATAGAAAGAAAAGGATTTAATAATTTAGCTAAAAGTGCAGAGACAGCTTCTAAACAAATAACTAATACAAATAAAAATGTTGCTATTGCACAGAAAAGAATACAGTTATTAGGAAGTGCTGGAAGAGAAATTGGAGGAATATATCAAAAATCCTTTGGTAAGGTTTTTTCAACTTTTGACAAACTATTACCTATTGTTTCTGAGACAAAAGAAACTATTAGAGTTTTAAGTAGAAATGCAAAACGTGATATAGACCTTATTACTTTCGCAACAAAAGCGTCAGGTCAAGGAATTTCAAAGTTAGTTGAATTGTTTAAGCAAGGACAGG